GGGGGGGTATTTTAACTCATAGAAAGCATGGCCAGAACCACCGTCAAATCCGGTTCGGTATCCATCACCGTCCAGCCGTGGCAGCACCCCAGCGGGCGCGGATACTTCCGCGCCTCGTACCATTGCCCGCTGACCCAAAAGATCCGCCACATCACCCGCTCCACGCTGGCCAAGGCCAAGGCCGAAGCCTTCGCCAAAGCCCAAGCCATATCCCAAGGTTCTCTCGACCTGGCAACTCTGCCACCCCACGTCATCAGATCGTTGCGCCGACTGCTGGAGTCAGATCCACAGCTCTCACTTGTGGATGAGTTCCTGGCGTGGAAAGCCCGCGCCAAACCCGAAAAGCCTGCCAATGAAGCCGTGGCTGAATTTCTGCTCCTCAAGAAAGCCAACCAAGGACGCTCCACACAGAACTACCTCACGCTCAAGAAGAACCTCACACCCTTTGCCAGCCGTTTCGAGTCCCGGCCACTGGCATCCATCAGCGTGAGCGAGACTGAATCCCACCTCGCCTCCAACCCGAAACACGGAAACCGCACCCGTAAAAACGTCCGCGCGGCCATCGTCACGTTTTTCCGCTGGTGCTGCACAATGGATTACCTACAGGAAGGTAAAACCTCCGCTGAAAGAACCTCCACTCCCATCATCGAAGGCAGCATCCCCGAAACCTATCAACCCGAGGAACTGCGCGTATTTCTCGCCAACGTCAAACCCGAGTTTCTCCCGTGGCTTGCCACCGCAGCCTTTGCTGGAGTGCGCACCGATGAGATTTCTCCCATACCAGGAAGCAAAAAAAGCCCGCTAGACTGGGCAGATTTCAAGTGGGATCGGGATCTAATCATCATCCGGCCTGCAACATCCAAAACCAAGGACCGCCGAGTCGTGCCAATCCTTCCGGCCCTTCGGTCATGGCTCTTTGAATTCCGCCTCGATGCAGGCCCGATCCACCGAACCCATGCCCCCACACACCGAGGAAGAGGCAAAGGCGCAAAGGCCGAGACGGCTCGCCTCGGCGCACTGGTGGGGGGATGGAAGGACAACGCTCTTCGCCACAGCTTCATCAGCTATCGTGCGGCGATTGTGAGTCTTGGGAAAACCGCGATGGAAGCAGGCAACTCGGAAGCCGAGGCTCGGAAAAGCTACAACGATGCGAAAGGACCGGACGAAGCGGCGGAGTGGTTCTCGATACTGCGTCCAATCATCTGATAGGGAATTGGAAATGTTCTCGGAATGTTCTCGATTTAGGCACCGTTAGCGATATTCACGAGTTTTCAACGTTTTCATAACGTGTTCACTTTCAGCGTTTTGCATCTTTCTGATATTCAGCGATGGTCAATCATAGCGGATTCGACTCCCCTCGCCTCCACCTGTTTTCCCCTACTCCCATATAGAAACCTACTCCATGTTCTCAACTGTTCTCACCTAAATAAAGCGCCATGAGCAAACCACAGAAATTTTCCGCCATTTTGTCCGCCGCCCTCGCCAAGACCGGATGGAGCAAAGCGGAGCTGGCCCGCCGCGCAGGGATCAACCGCCGGGACGCCATCTCGTCATACACCATCGGTACGTCCACGCCATCGCCTGACTCGATGGAGAAGCTAGCCGCCGCACTTGGCGGGTCGGTCGATGACTTGATGAAGGGGCGGTTGCCAGCCGCCGACCTGCCTGCCGCGGTTGCGGTTCCGGTGGCACCTGCCGCTCCGGTGGAGATGCCCAAGCGTGGCAGGCCGCGCCTTGAGCGGGCGCTTGAGTCGGTGGGAGTGGCACCCGCCACAGAGACGGTGGATCTGCACCAGTCGGCGGACGGTAGGCTGCACCTGCGGCTTGACCGGGTGGTCACGCTCGATCAGGCGCAGCGCATCCTCGCGGTGCTGGCCGCTCAGTAGAAGCGGATGCGGCTGCGGATGGCGGTGAGTGCGCGGCGCTTGGCGTACACGCCATCGCCGAGCCTTCCGCCGTCTCCGTTCGTGTTTCCCTCGACGGTGGGAACCATGCCGTCCTTGTCGGGTGTGCCGGTGGCGATGCCGATGTGGGAGAACGTGAAGATGACGATGTCGCCGCGTTGGATGTCTCCCATGTGTGGCTTGCGCAGGCGGACGGTGTTATCCACCGAGCGGCACCATCGTTCAAAGTCCCATGCCCCGGCTGTCTGCGGACGTGGGAAAGTGACGGTCTCGTCGGCAATGGCGCCACGTACGCACCAGCAGACGAATGCGGCGCACCAGGCCCATGCGCCGACCGGCAGCCAGGTAGCTTGCTGGTAGCCCTCGATTTTGGTTCCACCGTTGGGCTTAGTTTCCCGCACGCCGATTTGACTCTCGGCGGCGGCTGCTAGTTTTTCGGATATGTTGCTCATAGATTTTGGTTCACGGCACCGGGCGGACGTGCAGGCGCATCGGGCCTTTTTTCTCGCCTTGGATCATGGCCTTTCCGGCGACGCTGCGGACAGCGGCCTCGCGGATGGCCGGGTGGTTCTGTGCCTGCACCAGCGCGGACACCAGACCGCTGCCTGGCATGGTCGATGCGGCGGCGTTCATCGCGGGTTGCGCGGCAAATCCCCACACGCTGCGGGCGAGCTTGCGTTCGGCGGTGTTGGTGTTGGGTGAGTTTTTATTGCCCGTGGCCACGCCGATAGCCTGGCCGACGATGGACGAGGCAGCTCCGAGCGATGGACCGAGAATGCGGGTTGCCGGGTCTTGGCCGTAGCGAGCGCCGGTGGCCATGTTGAAGAGGATGTCGTAGCCGCCCATCACCGACGAGCGGGAAATCATTTGCAAGGCGCGGGCTTGAGCCAGTTCGCCGGGGGAGAGCGTCTTATTCTGGTCGGTGCGGGCAGGGTCGCTGTAAAGCCCTTCGCGGAGGCGCTGGATGGCGTACTGGGCAGCGGCGATGGTGGCGATGCCCTTGAGCGTGTCGCCAACGATCTTGGTCCGCTCCGCGCCGGACATCTTCTCCACCACTCCATCGACGACAGCCTCGCCCCGGTAGGCCGTGCGCAGCAGTCTGGCTTGGCGGGCAAGCACTTGGTCTTGGAAGGCGAACAGGAACGATTGGAGTGCGTAGAACATCCCGCCCGCCGGGGAGTTGGCATGTTGCGGGCGCACGCCACGGGTCACTTCGAGCGAGCCGCCGGAGTTTTTGAAAAGGTGCAGCGCGTCGCGGTACATCTTTGCTTCCGGCGTGTCTGCGGTGAGCATGCCGAGCTTGTCTCGGGACTTGGCGAAGTCCTCGGTGAACTTGAGCATCGCCGGGATGTCCTTGGAGCCGATGCCCACCTCGTTGAGATGCTTCCCGGCCAGCGTCTTCATCGACCCGCCCGCTTGGCGCAGTTCGAGCTGGGTGCGGATGAAGCTGTGGCCGATGTCCACCGTCGCCGCGTGGGTGGCGTTGGTCAGCGCGGTGAGCCAGGTCTTCGTGTGGAACATGGCCACCAGTTCGCCGCCCTTGCCGTGGCCGCCGTAGGAATCGAGGAAGCGGTTGGCGGCCAGCAACGAATTGAAGCCGTCGCTGCTCGCGCCGATGGCGTTGGAGAGGATGCGGGATTCTTCCGGTGCCATGCCGCGCAGTTCGCGGTGCATGCCCTTGATGGTGCCTACGAGTCCGCGTGCCACGTCGGACAGCTTGCCCGTGCGGATACCAGCGAGGAAAGGTTCGCCAAGTGAGGAAAACGCGGAGCGGGCGAGGAAGGCAAGCTGGGCGTGGGTGTGCGCGATCTCCAGCGCCTTGCGCATCGTCGGGTTGTCCTGGCCGTTGAGGCCGAAATACTCCTTCATCAGCGTGGCCGCCGGGGCGATCATGCTTTCGTTGCCCTCCGCGATCATGTCGGAGCGGAGTTTCTTCCACTTGGCCATCGGGTCGATCTCGCCGTTGGCGCGGGGATTGCCGGCGGCATCGAGCGCGGGGCCGGAGAACGTGCGTGCCACCCCGGCGGCCCGCACTGCGTCACCGATCTCGGTGCGCAGGATGGCGTCTGGGTTGCGCAGGTAGAACTTGCCGAGCAACTGGTCGGCCTCGGGTCCGAACTCGCGACTCTTGAGCATCGACGGGTTGCCGCGTCCGCTGCTGAACAGGTCGTTGCCGTCCGACGAAATGCCCACCTCGTCCGTCTGGATGTTGGCGAAGTATTTCTTGGCGCTGTCTGCGGAGTCGCGGGCGCTGATCTCCTTGATCTCCGCGCCGATGGCGGTCAGGCGCTTGGCGTCCTTGAGTGGCGTGAGGGTGGCGGCCTCGGCGTTGAGTGCGGCGATCTCCTTGCGCCACTTCGCCTTGTAGGCGTTGGCCGCCTGCGCCAGAAACTCCTTCTCGTTGGAAAGCACCGTGGAGCGGTCCAGCACCCGGCGCATGGTGCGCGGTCCGGCGTCGCCCACCTGCACGCCAGCTTCCTTCATGTAGGCCAGCAAGTCCTCGCGGATTTTGACGTAGGCTTCCACCGCCTTTTTCAGCTCCGGCTGGTTGGCCAGTTCGCCGTCGCGGGAGGCGTCGCAGATGTGGTCGCCGATGCGTTCCATGAACGCGTCGCGCTCGCGGCGGGGCATCGCGTTGAGGAGCGGGGCGAGCGCCGTCTTGATGGCGTCGATCCGGTTGGCGAACGTCTTCAGATCGTGATTCATCCCCAGGTCCGTGGCCACTCCATGCACGCCGTCCGCGCCTTTGGCCAGACCTACCAAGTCTTCGGTGAACTTGCCGAACGCCTTGCTCTCGGTGCCAGTCAGGCCGCCTTGGGCGAGGTGGCGCATCTTGTTGCCGATGCCCGTCATGTAGGTGGCGTGGAAGACGGTGGCGAACTGCTTGATGTCGTGGAGTGGGGCACCCCGGCGCATGCGGTCGATGAACGTGCTGGCACCTTCCAGCGCCTTGTCTGCCCACTCGCCCCACTGGCGGGCGCTCTCGGTCTTGCGCGTCAGCCGGGTGTCCCTGGCGAACATCATGTCCTGGAAAATCTTGGGTCCGTTCTGGCGGATGTAGGCGGCGTTGTCGGGGTAGCGTTTGGCCATGCCGTCGATGAGGTCTTGCATCGTCGGGGTCTTGCCACCGGCGGCCAGTTCCTCAGCCAGCTTGGGCATTTCCTGCATGAACTTCGCGTCGCGCTCGCCCTGGTAGCGCAGCTCGTCCTGCGACTTGGCAATGATGTGAGATTTGATGCTGGCTTCCTCGGCCTTGGTGAGTGCTGGCAGACCCGCCGCCGCTCTGTCTGCCCGCAGGTGGGCGATGACCGCCTTGACCGCATCGCTGATGGACTTGCCAACTTCGAGTGTCTTGATGGCCACAGACAGCGCGGCGTCCCATGCCTGGGCACCGAGGATGTCAACCGGCATCGCGTTCATGCGCCCGCTGCCCTTCTCGCCCTTGATCCAGTTCTGCACGTCCTGCTGGTGCGCCTTGAGACCGTCGATGAGGCTGCGCTGCTCGGGGGGGAGAGCGGCGGTGGGTTGCGTTTCGTTTTGTGGCGTGGCTTGCTCCAACTCCTGTCTCAGTTCCGCCATTCGGGCAGCGTTCTGCTTTTTGACCAAATCGGTCGTGCCACGTTGAGAAATCCTATACTCCAGCGTCCTGATGTGGCGCTTAATACGGTCGGTAGTGGATTCGGGGTTGGTGGTGGCGGGCGCGGCGGGTGTCTCTACCACGACTGCCGGTTCCGGCTTGGGTGCGGGTTGGTCGCGGCGGTTGTTGAACAGCGGCGTCTCGCCCTCCGTGGGGCCGAACAAGTCGGACGTGGTATCGCCAGCGTTGCCCTTGAGCGGTGCCGCCTGGCGCTTGGCAAGTTCTTCCTTGACTCTGGCGGCGTCTGCCTCCGCCTTGATCTCGGCGTCGGTGGCGTGGCCTTGCAGTGCGAAGTCTTCGGCTGCGGGCTTGGCGGGCGGCGTATCCACGGGAGCGGGCGGCCTGTCTGCGATAACCGGCTTGGCTGGAGGTTCGGCGAACGGGTCATACGCATCGTCTGAAAAATGCTCGTCTGCGGGCAGGTGATCTGTCCGTGCCGGTAGAACGTCTTGCGCACGGGCACGTTCGCCATCGGTGACGGTGCCCTTGCCCTTGTTGGAAATGACAATCTCCTGTTGCGGGTCGATGCGTTGGGTGCCGAACTTGTCATGGTCCTGCACCACCATCAAGCCTTCCGGCCCGTCGAACCCCTCGACCACATCGGCGTGCGTGACCTTGAATTTCTCACCGGCCATCGAGAACGTGTCGCCCTCAGCCAAGTCACTTACGGCAACTTTCTCACCCTTGCCTTTTGGGTTCTCCAGCGCGGCGGTAAAGTCTTTGTGCTGTGTTTCGAGTCGGTCCCAATGCGGCTGCATCGCGTCGCCTTTTATCCCGTTCTGGCTGGCTACCCTACCCAGTTCCTCGTTGAGCTGGGCGTGGAACTCCTTGACGGTAATGCCAAGCGCACCGGCCAGTTTGTCCACAGACAGCGCGGTGGGCGACGGGTTGTGCAGGCTCTTGAGCGTGGCATCGGCCAGCTTGCCGCCATCGGTCTTGCCGAAGCCGCCAACCCGTGCGGCGTCATCGCGGGTTTCTCCGAAGCCATCGGCGATGGCGCGGCTTTTCTCGCTGAGTTTCGCGCCCTTTCGCACTAGCTTTTCGATCAAGTCACTACCGCGATGCGGTGGTTGGAATCCGCCGTTGTCTCTGATCTTATTCATCAGCTCGAACTCGCCGGAGTCATGCACCTCGGCCACGCGGGCCGCCAGTCGCTTGGCCTCTCCCGGCTTCAATCCGCCCGCCTCGGCAATCTGGGCGTTGAAAGCAGCGGCACGGTTGCGCAAGTTTTCCAGTTGTTGCGGAGTGCCCTTGCCGGACGCCTCCAACCGGGCGATCTGATTCTCGATTTGCTTCACCTGCCCGTTCTTCAGTGACAACTGCTTGGGCGTGAGCGGGACCGCTGGTGCCGCCGTCGTTTCCGGCGTAACCACGGCGGCAGCAGGCGCGGCGGCAGCGACCACCGGCCTCGTTTCCGGTGCGGAGGGCGGCTTGGGCACCACCTCCGCGACCGGTATTACGGGTTCAGCAGCATTTGCCGCCCTTGCCGCCACCCTTGGTGGGAGGCTTGCTTGGTTTGGATTTGGCCATGGTTGTGTGGGGTTCGGTTGCGGTTCTATCGCCGCCGGGATGGCGGCGGGAGAGGGGCGGTTCAGCTCTCGAATGGCTGCGGCGCGGTTGTCTGCGGCGGTGGTGGCGGCGAGGCTGGCGCGTTGCGACGGGAGTTCCGGGCTGCCAGTCGGTAGAGGAACGCGTTGACGCTGCCATGCGTCTCGTGCCGAAGAGAGGGCGTTGAGGTTGTCGATGTCTCCTCGGAGCTTGGTGGTGAGGGCGGTTCTGGTGTCATCGGATAGGTTGGGGTGGTTCTCGGCCGCCGCGAGGGCGGTGGTGATTTGGTCGTGGGCGTTTAGGATAGACTCGTCGGTCACGCCGCGTGCGTGCTGGGCGAACTCGGGCGTGTCCCGCACGGGTATGCTGGCGAGTCCCTTGCGGCGCTTCATGGAAGTCCCCAGGTCCGCGATGTCCAGCACGGTGTCGCTGGTGGGGTCGATGTGGCCTAGCACCTGGTGTAGCGCCTCGCCCTCGGTGTCGCCGAACAGGCGGGTGGCTATCTGTCTGTCTGTCTGGTGGTCGCCGGTCGGGGTTAGCCCCAGTTGCTTGATGGACTGCTCGGTGTGGAAGTTGAATGGCAGTTCCACGATCTCTCCGCCGGGGAGTTGCAAGGCCGGTCTGCCGTTGTCGTCGATGAGTTTGCCCTTGTAGCCCTGCCACTCGGTGTCCTTGCCGATCAGGTCGGTGATGGTGGGGTCGGGCGCACGCGGGGGCGTCACGTCGAGCGTGCCCCCGCTGTCCAGTGTCCGCGCCGGCAGGGTGGCCGCAGCCCGCCGCACGTCGTTGGGCGTGACGGTGGCACCCGCGCCGCTGGGTGTCAGGGTGTTCGGGTCGATGCCGAGCGGCGCGGCCATGTCCCCGGCAAGCCGGGTGGCTCCGGCGGCTTTCAACGGTCCCACCGCTGGAGTGACCACGGGCGCATTTGTTTCAAGAGGGACACCGCCAGCCTCCACTGGCGTACCCGTTGCAGGTTCTCCCTGCACACCATGCTGCGTCTCCGGGGAAGATTGTTGTCCGAACTGCGGCACCCATGCTTTAGGATGCCAGCCGCGATTGAAGATCAAGCCAAGACCTGCCTGCTCGGCCACGTCCTGCGGGCCGTTGCCCGTCACGGCTCCCAGACCGGCACCCACGCCACCCGCAACGAGTGGCTCCATGATGTCGCTGGATGCTTGGCGGGCAATGGCGTCGGCACCGGGTCGAAGCCCCTGCACCAATACTTGTCTGCCGTCTGCGGTGAGCATCTTGGTCAGTGCGCCTGCCGCCCGCAGCGGTCCCGGCGCTCCACCGCCGCCGATGGCTCCGCCGAGCATTGCCGACCACTTGTTGGCACCGTAGTCGGCCTCCGCCGAATGCGTGCCCATGAAGGAGTTGGGCGCGATGGCGTCTGCCGCCACGTCTTGCACCTTGCGAGCGCCCATGAAGCCAGCCAGTCCGCCAGCCACGACACCGATGGCCACTGTCACCGGGTTGAGTCCCATCGCGCCCGCTGCCGCGCCTGACGCCGCGCCGGTGGCCATGCCAGCCAGCCCCGGTCCTACCGATCTAGCCGCCTCGCGGGCGAACGAGCCTAGCGGCGAGGGGGCGTTGTCTCTTTCCAGTTTTGCCGCCGCATTGCGGGCCATTCCGAAGCGAGACATCTCGTCCGCATTCATGGCGGCGGGTGGAGTCTTATCGGAAGTTAGGATTTTCTGCGTATGAAGGTCCAACTCTGAATCGCTCAACTCGGTTGGCGAGTCGATTTGATATTGGCGACCGTCAGGAAGATTGGCGATATATGATGGCATTACTTAATTCTAGTGTATGTCACACCGCTTGCTCCGCCACCCTCCGGGGCTGATGCCGGTGCGGGCTGTCCGCGTTTCAGATAGGCGTCGATGATTGCCGGGTCGATGTCGGCGCGGCGCAAGGCGTCGTTATCCATGAACGCATCGCGCAAGTTCTTCACGGTATGACCTCCTCCTTTTATCAACTCCCACGGATGCCGGTTTTTGGAGTTGCTGATATTCAGAAACGCCAGGTCGCGGTCGTTTTCAAAGGATGGAGTCATTACCGACGCGATTAAATCATCCCGAGAGACGCCATTGGCGGAGGCCAGCCGCAGGAAGTTGCCAAGAGTCGCGGCGTTGTAGTCGGTGTTGTGATCGGAAGTCTTCTTCTTGGCGGCATTGCGTGCCGCGTCGCCGAACGGCGTGCCCGGCAGCTTGGCCGGTGCGGGTGCTGTCTGCGCCGTCGCGGCTGGGGTCGCTGCTGCCGGTCCGGTCCCTCCGATGGCTGGTCCCGGTTTTTCAAAAGCCCTCGATGCCGAGATGGCTGGAACTTGATTGGGTGCGAGATCGGGGCGGAGGATGGCCAAGGCATCCTGGAATCCTTGCCCGTTGCCTCTGGTGAAGCCCTTCCCGTATTGGGCGGCCACGCTTTGCACCTGGGCGTCGGTGATTGGGGTTGCGTTGAATTTCCCCAGATCAACCCGTTTCGGGCCTCCCCACAACCATGCGTTCCCGGCGGTTTTATCCAGCGCCGTGATGTTGTGATGAGTGTTAGAGTAGTTGATGGCAATATCCAACGGCACCCCATTGGATGTGAGCTTGGCCACGCTTGCCCGGTATTCGGATGCCGCTGCTGCATTGGCAGGGTCGATGGCACCAGCGTTCACGTCAGTCCTCCCGAAGTAGCCCGTCGTGGTATCATCAAGCAGCTTGATGCCCTGAGGAGTATTCAGAATGTCTTTGTAGGCGGATGCAGCGGTGCCAGTGCCATCCGTTCCGGTGGCATGGTGCATGCCTACAGCCAACTCCGCCAGCTTGCGATCATTTTCGCCCCCCACCGTCAAGCGTGTCTTTGCAAGTTGGGTCGCGTTGTCAGCCGCAGCCACCGCCATGTGGGGCGCTCCGCCGAGGGCTAGTGATGAGCGATCCCCATCCGCTGAGTTTAGCGCCGTGGCTCCAAGTGCTCTTCCCTGTCCCTGCATGAAGTCATTGCCGCCAAGTCCGCCAGCCACGTTGGCCAGTCCAGCCTGATAGTTGAGAAGGTTGCGGCGGGCCAGCAGCGCGGCAGCGGGGTCGATGGGGCGCGCGGCCTGCTGCTGGGGTTGGACTCCGGCATATTGTCCGCGAATCGCGTTGAGTTGGTCCACCGTAGTTCCGTAGGACAGGTGTTCCCGGCCCAGCACCTGCATATCCACCCTCCCGCTCGCTCCGGTGTAGGTTTCCGGATCGCGGTAAAAGTCGATGACGTTGGGGTCTTTGTTGCCGTGGGTATCGGTGGCGATATACACCTGCCCGTCAGCACCATTCCTGAACACCGTGCCAAGCGGATACACGTTCTGGTTCACGGCCACGCCAAACTGGTTGAGATTCTTTCCTGTGGAGGAAAGCCCCATGTTGGTGTTGCGATCCTGCATTTCATCGGGACCGCCTGCCAAGCTGCCGGTGGAATAGGTGGTGAAGGGTACGCCTGATGCTGCCGGAACGCCGCCGGGAACTCCGTTCCGGTAGGCGTCAGTCATGGATCTCATTTGCAGTTCCTGTGCGGAGATTCTTCCTTTCTCTAAATTAGCGCGTGCGTTCTCGTAGGCAGCGGCAGCGGTGGCATGATTCCCCTGAGCCCCATCAAGGGCTATCTTGGCTGCTTCCGTCTTTGGCAGCCATTCGTTGCGGGTCCGCTCGAAGTCCGTCTGTGCGCCCAGCAGTCCCATCTGCCCGTTCATCAGCCGCGCCTTGGCGGCGTTCTCGGGGTTGTTAATCTGCATGAACGCGTCGCCGATCCCGGCGAGGTTCTGGCCTAGTGCGGCTGCTGTTTGGTAGTCCATAATGTGTGTGAAATGTTAGATCACTCCGCGCCGGAGTAACTTCTGGAATTGAGAAACGCATCCGATTTTGCCACGGTGGGGCCGGAGTTGAACGCGCCGCTGCTCGCCGCGCTCATGCCGACGTTGCCAAGGGTGGACAGGGTTTGGCCTCCGAGCCTGAGTCCAGCTCCGGTATTGAGAATCTTCTCCTGCTGGCTTTGGTAATAGTTTTCCGAGGCATTGGAGAGCAGGCCGTTGGCCGCGAGCGGGCGGTTTAGGGCTTGGTTGCGTGCCCCGGCCAGTTGTATCATATTTGCGCTGTCTTGCAGGCGTTGGTTGCCTGCGATCCTCGCCTGTCCTAGCGCCTGCATGGCCGCCTGTGCCTGCGCCTGCTGCTGGTTGATGCCACCGGCCCGCGCCAGTTGGCTTGCCAGGGCCGCGGCGTAGGCCGTGGAGCCTGCCGCCTGCGAGTCCTGGCCGCTGCCGGCGTCGCCCACCTGCACCGCGCCTGTGGAGCGCGTGGCGTCCGCAGACAGCGGGGAGCTGCCTCTGTCTCCGGCGGCGGTTAGGGCCGCTGTGAGCGGAGCTTGGTTGGCCGCCCGGTCTGCCGCCAGCTTGTCCGGCGTGTAGGCGGCGAGCGTCTGGTCTTGGAACGCACGGCGCGATTGCAGCGCGTCCTGCCGCTGTTGCGCTTGGATCGCCATGTTGTCCTGCATGATGGCTCCTTGTCGGGAAACCTCCTGCAAGCGGGCGGTGGCGGCGGCGCGGGCTTGTGAGGCCGAGGCGCTGGCCTGCATGGCTGATCCGGCCACGGTTGCTATTGCTGATGCTGCGAGCCAGGACATGATGTTACGGGGTGAGTTGGTCTGCGGGCAGCGATAGCCGCCATTGGTTGTTGGATGGATTCCCTTCGCCGAGTAATGGATTGAAGTGGGGGGCAAGGATGCTGTCCGCGATTTTTTCAACGTCCGTCTCTTGAGTGGCGTGGAAAGTCGTCCACACCGTATCTTCCAGCGCGTAGGCCATGCGGCGGGTTCCCGGCTGGGTGATGCCGCAATGCGGAGCGGTGAGCGTGACGGCTCCCTCGTTCTCGCTCATCACCTGCATGCTGCCCTTGGATATGACGAACGGGTGCTGGGTGGCGTGTTCCATCGTGGCAACGATGGTGCCCTTGGGCACGCTCACCTCGCGGATATACATGCCCGGCGTGAAGCGATGCACCACCGGGCAATCCGCCGACGGGTGTAGGGTGAGAGCGAACTCCATCTCATCGAAGCTGGATGGCACCGCCGGATTTGTAACAAGATCGTTCATCGGATGGTGCTTACCCCGCTGGAAGAATTGCCGGAACCGCTCTGTCCGTTCCTGGCGTTGTCCGCCATCTGGTTGGTGATCGGGCTGAACAAGCCGTAGGACTGGCCGTTGTAGAGGGAGTTTTGATAGTCGTTGGCCGCGTACTTCGCCGCCTGGTTGAGCAGGCCGCTGATCGGCTCGTAGGCGGGGGCCGTCTTGAGCGCGGCGGTATTGCCCGCAGCCGCCTGCATGCCCACGTCGGGGGATTCAGAAGAGTACATCTGTGAGATGGACGATTGCTTCGCCGCGTTCACCGCGTCGCGCTGCTGGTTGGCGTAGTCCAGCGACTTCGATTGCGCGTCACGGAAGATTCCGCCGTAGGTGGTTGCCATGTTGCCCTGCTGCATGGCGTCGGTCGATGAGTGCAGCTTGCCCTTGTTGGCCAGTGCCGAGCGCAAGGCTGTCTGCGCGGTGGCTTGGTTCTGTTGGATCTGCGGGTTGGCGTAGTCCAGGTAGCTGGTCTGCAAGCCCTTGTAGTAAGGGTCATCGAACCCGGCGTAGGACTTATTGATGCTGTCCAGACCCGACGCCATTGCCGCCCGGTGGTCTGCCGCGTCCTTGGCCACTTGCGCCGCCTGGTCTTGCTGCCACTGGAACTGCTGGGCAGACTGTTGTTCAGCGGCGTCCGCCGCCTTCTTGGCTGCGCCTCCGAAAAGATCACTGATCCACGACATGTCTTAGAAATCCCTCCCGTGTATGTTCGCGTCAGACATGGCCTGAAAAATCGGGGTTTTCGCCAGACACGTCAAACCAAAAGCGATTTTCCGCGCCTTATATGGCGCGGACAGACAGACAGACGCCAGCCAGCCGCTATTTCGGCGGATCGGTGAACTCGAAGTGGCAGGCGAAGGAGGATAGTTTGGCGGCGGACGGGTCATGGCTGGTGAACTTGAAGCCGACGTGCGTGCCGTAGCCGCACAGACCGAACGACGGCAGGCTGAAGTTCTGCCCCACCACGCTGCCCGCCTCGACGAACGCGCCGCTCACCGGGTCGGTGCTGTAGGAAATGTGCCAGGTGCCGTCGCAGCTCACGTCGAGCCCGTGGAAGCGCTTGCGGTGCGCCGCCTTGTCGGCGTCCAGCCAGGACAGCTCCACCGTCGCCTCGCAGGCGTCGTAGGTCAGGCCGTCGTTGCCGCCGTAGAGGTAGATTTGGTTGCCGGAGCGGGCGTAGAGGCGGTTATTCTGCACAGCCCAATCACTCACCGCGAAGCCCGTCTCATAGGTCGTCCACGCCGCGATGCCGCTGGCCGGGAAGAACGAGTACACAAACACCTTGTCGCCGATGGCCAGCATGTAGCGGCCCTCGCCCGGTTCGATCACCCCGCAGGCGCGGGACATGGATTCCTCGGTGAGAGTGCGCACCTGCTTGATGACCAGCGGGTCGATGTTGGTGCCCACGTCGAACACGGTCGCCGCGTTGGACGCGTCGCGCGCCCGCAGGCTGCGGATACCCGTGTCCGATAGAAAGAACACATCCAGCTCGCCGAAGTTCACCGTGCTGCGCGGGGCAAAGGTGCCGATATTGTCCAAAATCTGCACCGGCACGTTGGCCACCGGGTCGCCCGCCACCACCGCCCACACCTGGGTGCTGCGGCGCGCGAAAACCGCCAGATAGTTCTGGTAGGGTGCCATCGCCACCAGCGTGTCCGCCTGCCCGGTCTGCGAGTCGAGAGATTCAAAACCGGAGAAATTCACCGGGGCCGGTGGGGTGGTGATCGCCGGTTGTTTCCAGATGCTCGCGTTCTCGGTGTCGGAGAAATACAGCAATCCCTGCACCGTCGCGTACACCTTGTTGCGGTGCGTGCGGATCGCGCTGCCCGTGCCGCTCGCCGCCGTGGCCAGCATGTAGGCAGTTCCGCCCACCGTGATCGTCCATGAGTCCGTCGCCTCGCTGCCCGCCAGCGTGCCATTGCGGGACAGCGTCACAGTGGACACCTGGGCCACGCCTGCCGCCGCCGAGGCGGTATTGGCGATGCTCATGCCGTTGTTGGTTCCCGTGTCTGTGGACATGGCGACAGACAGCGTGAACGCCGTGTTCACCGCGTCCGCCGTGATGGTGATCGTTGGCGCTCCGGCGATGGTCGAGTACACTGCCGTCACCGCCGGGTGCTTCGTCACCAGGTCGGCCAGGGCGCGGCCAAGTGTGAAAATATCGCTCGACGCCGCGCCCACGCTGTCCCAATCGGTGATGCGCACGCCGTTGTAAAAGTGGTGGACCGTCCCGTTGTCAAAGCGGGCCACCACGTAGGGAGAACCGGCGAAATTATCGGTGGAAATCACCTCCGTCATGGCCGGTGTCCCGGTCGCTTCAAGTCGTTGGTAAAACAGACCGGCGGGCATGGCCGGTGCGGCTATCGACCCGAACACATAGACTCCCGTGCGCGTGGCGTGCAGGCCGAACGTCCCGGCGGGCAGCGCGAACTTCGGCACGAACGCCTTGCGCTTCTCAATCTCCCCGCCCCGGTTGATATGGATGTTGTTGCCGCTAACCAGGCTGCCCTGCTGGGCGCTGATCTTGCTGCGGCGGGCATCCAATCCCTGCTTGAACGAACTGACGAAGATGTAGGCCATGGGGAATGACGTGCTACACCCAAACGCTTGGTGGAGTGTACGGCGGTGGAGTTGGATTGACGGTGGCGGGTGGTGCAGATGGGGCAGGAGCTCCTGAAGTCATGGCATAGACGGAGCTTCTCAGGCGGTGTCCGGTTGGCGAGCCGCCGCCCATCACGAAGGTTTCCGACTTCTGGAAGCGCCCCTTGAGCCGGTTGTAGTGCGAGGTGGCCATCTGGAGCTTGATTGGCGCGTCCTGGGTCTTGCCTCGGGCCAGCATCTCGGCGGCCGCCATGAGCACCAGCAGCGTCCCGTCGAGGTCGCACTTGTCGGTGCCCGCCACCAGCGGCGCAAGCGTCTTCATCGCACGGAAGCGGATAGCTCCCGCCGCCACTGGCACCGGCCACACCTCGAACTGGTTGCCCTCGTAGTGGTTCCATTTGCGGATATAGTAATCCGTCACGCCAGCGTCGGAGTTGAACAGGTTGTAATCCTCCGGCGTGATGCCGTAGTCGATGGGTCGCCAGTGTGGATTGGTGGCGTCGGAGTCCCGCGCCCACACGCCGTAGATGCGCTCGAAGTCCACGTCGTTGTGGAACGTGTAGTAGCGTTCTCCCGCCTGCATCGCCTGCTCGCGGAACACCCGCAGGTGCGGCCAGTTGAAGTCCGCGTAGTACGTCTCCTGCACCCGCCGCAACGTCTGTTGCAGACCGGGCAGGGCTTGCGCCCCCATCGAGAGATTGGTCGAATCGCCAATCTCCGCCCGCAGGGCAGTTACCAATTGGTCAAGTGTTTGTCCGGCGGGCATGGAGTTGGTGTGTTAGATCAGTCGCAGGGCTCGAACGCTTCTTCCACGCCGATCTTGGGCGTGAGCTTGATGCCGCCGCGCTTAGCCTTGGCCGGTTCGTCGGCGCTGGATTCTTCAGGCTCGTCCACCACGTCTGCAAACACGGCAGACAGCCGGGTAGGAAGTTGCAGGTTGAAGGCGCGTTGGCCTAGAATGCGCGTGGTACTCTCCTCGCCGTAGAAGTTGGCGATGCGGTCGTACTCCGCCGGGTGGTTCACCGGGCGCTCGGCGGTGCTGTCCGCGAGGCGGGCCACCCCGTCCACTCCATGAATGCCGATTAAAACGCCGATTTCAGGAACCGAGACGTTATCGCGTTGAACCGTGTTGGTGAGATCGCCGCCTAGGGCGACCATGACTGAGCAGTACTGCATGGGGTGGTGTTGGTGTTGGTTGCTTTTGATAGATAGAGAAAGGGGGGGGAAGGCGGGGCCACCGGAGCAGCCCCGCCTTTGTGAAGCATGGCTTAGGCCACCGCATAGACTCCGCAGGAGTTCATGCGTTTGACCACGGTGCCGCCGGTCCAGGTCATCGAGCGATACAGCGCGTACTTGTCCTCGGGGCGGGCGGGGGCGTGGACCTTGTTGTCCTCGCCTTCCATCGCGTAGAGTTGGATCGCGTCGGTGTCGATGAAGTAGCAGCGTTTGCTGTAGTCGATGGCACCACCGATGATGGTTTGCAGATCATCGAGCGTCGGGTCATAGACCACGGTGCCGATGCCGTTGAGCGACAGCTTGGGAGCCGACAGATCGCGGTTGCCAGCGATGCCCGTCTGCGAATACTGCGACTTGGCGGCAACTTCAGCTTCCAGCGCATCGAGGAATTTCGATCCGCAGAGGATGAGGTTGGGCTTGCCACCGTAACGGGTGAGCTGGCGCACTTCCTTCCGCAGAGCGGTAGTGAGCGCGTCGGAACCTGCCGTGGTGGTGATGAGCGGGCGGTTGCGCCACCAGGTACTCGTCGCACGGTTAATGCCGCCGATGGTGCCGGTAGTCACCGCGTCGGTGATGTAGGCCAGGATGCCGGGGACCAACTTGGCGTCTGCCGTTCCGTCCAGCCACAGCATCTCGTTCATCTTGCGGCTCCAACCTTCAGCCATCGAATGCAACTTGTGGTCGAGCAGGCTGGTGAGGCTGGTCACGTCGCGGCCAGACACTTGCGACGGCTTCTCACCGAACGCGCTGTCGAGGATGGTGATGCCGTCGGCCTTGAGTTCGGAGAAACTGATGGTGATGCCGGCGTGGATTTCCTTGTACCCGTAGGCAGCACGCTTCAGGTAGGCCGGGTTCTGGAACGTCACCGAGTCGGTGCCGCTGAAGCCCTTGAAGAAGTTGCTGTCGGAGTTGAGGTAATCGCCCACGACCGGGACGCTGATTTTTTCCTTGCCGCCCGGGAAGGTCTTCTGCTTGCCGCGCAGGGCGGCGAGCAGGGGCTTGTCCTGGGTGGTCTGGTCGAACGCCTCGCCCTTGATGTAGAAGTCAAGTGCGGCGTTGGCAATGGATTCGAGTTGTCCGGCGGTGATGCCGGTGGCAGATGGTGAAAATGACATGATCGTATATGGTTAGAGTCTTACAGTCCGGCAGCCATTCGCACCACGTCTGCCAGGCTTTGCGGCACGGCTCGGGCGGAACTGACTGATTGCGCAGACGACGGTGCGTTGATGGCCACCCGCTTGGGCATCGCTCCTTTCAGGATCTCGGTGGCTCCCTTGTAGGCGGCCTCGGCGTATGCCACGGCCTCCTGCGGGTTGCGCGCGGGATTCTGGAGTTGCGATAAACGGATCTTATCGAACACAATCGACTTTTTTGCCGCGTAGTCGGGATCGCGTGACGCGACCTGCCGCTCCCATTGTTCCACCGTGCTGATGATTTGCGCCTCGGCTTGCCGCTCCTGATAGACCTGCTGTTCTTGCGCGGCCTCCTGGTTGCGGCGTTCGTGGATGGCTACCTTCGCTTGGTATTGGCTCAATTCCTTGGCCGCCTCCTCGCTCATTTCCCCGTCCTCGACCTTCCGGCTCGCTTCGGGCGACAGGGTGGTCCCGGTCACTCGCAGCAATTCCTGTATGACAGGTGCGATCATCTCCAACGCCTTGTGCGGATCGTTCTTCGTTGCGGACATGAACACGAACTGCTTGTCCACCTCGTCTGCGGACAGACGGTGCTGGGCCATGTAGTCCGAGATTGCACGGAACTGAGAGGCGTCCTCCTTGTAGGAGTTCTTCTCTTGAACTAACTGCTGGAAGCGCGGATGCTTGTGGAACGGAAGCTGTTCGTCATTGGGTTCCGCCTGCCCGTCCGGTCCGTCCTTCTCGCCACTCGGCGTAGGTGCGTTGGGGTCGTGGGCCTGCGTCACTTCGGGCGAGGTTTCCGCTTCTGCTGGCTGTTCTGTGGGCGGCGTTGCCACTTCTCCCGTCTTCGCCGCCACATCCCTTACGAGATCGAGCAACGTGCGCGGGCTTTCGCCGGGGGTTTCGGTAGTGGACGGTGCTACCTCGGTGGCGTCCGCCGTCCCTTCCGTGCTGGGCACGTCTGGAACCGGGCTGTCTGTCTGTTGGCCGGATGACGAATCCGACGCGATTGCTTGCGTCATGCAAGCATTTGTCTGTCTGTCTGCACGCGTGCCAATCCCTATTCGCCAAAATCGTTCATCACCCGCCCATCATCCCTCCCGGTCCCGGCGGCTGCGCCTGCGTGGGGCCGCTGGGGGGTGGGGGAGGCGGGCCGTCTGTCTGCGGAGAACCGCCGCCGGGTTGCGGTGGGCCGCCGCCCGGTGGGGGGGGTGGGCCGCCGGGGCCGCCGCCCATGAGTTTGCCCATAGCGTTCTGCATGATGATGCTCGGCAGGCCGGAGGCTATCGCGTCTGCCGGGTCGATGCGGTCGTCCAGGCGGATGATGAGTTGCTTCACCAGCCAGTCCGGCTTGATGCCGGGGATTTGCAGCAGCAGTGGCGCGAGGCGCTCGATGTTGGCGATTTCCACCGCCCGGTTGGGCCGCCCGCTGGAACCCGCCTCGATCTCCAATAGAAGTTCGTCGGCCACGTCCTGCGCCGTGAGTTGCGGCCAGACGGAGCCGGGACCGGCGATCTTCATCACCGTCTCCTGGCTCATCTCAAGGAAAAATATCTGCCCCACCGCCCGCGATAGCTCGTTGAGCAAGTCGTCAAGATCGTCCACGTTGGACGCGGTGCTAACCGTGCGGTTCTGTTCCGCGATGCTGTCGCCGGTGGCCGTCACCCCGCTCTGCGCGGAGCCGATGGACGCGTCTGACTGCCCCACCACCCGCAGCAAGTCCTCGTACACCGGTCCGGTGTCGTAGAGCGCCGCGTCGATGGGCACGCCCCGGATCGGTTGCAGCAGCTTCGCCACGTCACCGTTGGGCGGCAGCGCGTTGAGCGTGATGACCGCGTTGGCCGGGTGGTTTTTGAGTTTTTCAATGTCCTCCTCGTCGAGCTGGCCGGCGGCTACCGCCGTCTTCGGGCGGTTGGCGATGCGGTGCTGGCGCAGCGCCTCGCGGCAGCGGTTGTATTCCTTCTGCAAGGGCTTGAGCAGATGCACGTCGGAGCGCGGGAAAATACTGTCCTCGTTCTCCGTTTCGTTGAAAATGAGCGGGAAAACCGGCCAAAACCGCTCGATGAACACGTCGGGTTGTTTCGGTTCCACCAGAAAATCCGCGTAGCCCTCGCAGACCGTGCAGGTCTGGCCGGTGGTCTTGTCCCAGATCACCCACACGCACTTGCCGTCCTTGGTCCGCTTGCTCGGGCTGCCGTCCTCGCTCATCACGTTGGCGATGCGGTCCTTCAGACCGCTGATGCCCGTCTTGCTCTCGGTGTCGTAGCTCGTCGCGCTGCCTGCGGCGGACAGGTCGATGGCGTAAATCTCCTTGATCGTGTCCACCGGCAAAATGTACTCCTCCGCGATCCAGCGTGCGCCGGTGAACGTGCGCAAGTGGCGGCACGCCGGGTCCACAATGACCGAGGTGGAGCTGGGGAAGTCGAAACACATCCCTTCGCGCACCACCTGCTTGTCGCGTTGCTTGTAATCCTCCAGCAGCAGGCGCAGTTGTTCGATGCCCGCGCCGGCGGCGTCGAGCTTGTCGTCTGCCTTGTCTGCCAGCAGCCGTTCCATCACCGAAATCTGTTCCGTTAGACCGTTGATTTTTTCCACGTCGTCGGGGCTGCGTTCCAGCACCCGTTGGAAGCCGAGTTTCACGTAGCCCACGCCCGTCGTGCAGACGCGGCGCACCAATTGCTTCATCTGCACCTTGAACGGCGGGATTTGCTGGTTGAGCGTGTATTCGTAGAGGATCGTCAGCGTGGATGCCACCTTTTCCAGCATCGTCCGGCGCTGCACTCCTTGCGAAATGTCCGCAATGAGTTCCGTTATCTGTGGCGGCAGCGGCATTCCCGCCTGTTGGGATGCCTGCATCGCCATTTGGATGCCCGCCAGCGCGTTGACCGTGCCGTCCCATGTCTTGAAGTCCATCGTCTTGCGCTTGCGCACCACCACTTTAGGGTTTTTCGCGTAGAGGCCCGCCACTTTCTGCCCGATGTGGCGTTGGATGATGTTGGCCGTGTACTTGTCCGGGTCTTCCCGCCCGTCCCACTGCGCCCCGCCCAAAAACGCCTGGTCGTCGCGCATCCGCTTGAAGTCCTTGCTCCAATGCGCCTTCGCCGCGCTCACCTTGCCCTGCCATTGCTTCACCAGCGCCGCCCGGCTCGCCTCCGGCTGCGGCGTTTCGCGCTGCATGCCGCTTTTCACCGGCTCGATCCGCTCGTTGTCCGCCACTCCGGCGCTCGACTCCAGCGGTTCGCTGTCGAGTGTCTGGCCTGCGGGTGCGTTTGCTGTGGGTGGATAGATCATTGACTCGGATTGGTGCTGTAAGGATTCGGACGCGGAAAATACTGGTTCTGAAATGCGCTGGCGGCTGAGTCCACTTCCGGCATGGGGAATGGCAGGTCGCCTACCATCGACCTAGATACCAGGCTCTGTTTGAATGCTGGATCGTTTTTAAGATACGGGTCGGAATCCTTGAATGTTGACTCTCGATACGCCTGCATTTGCGGGGTTATCTGGAAATTCGGCGAGTAGCTTGTTTCCGCCATTTTGTGGCGGGCGGCCTCTATTTGCAGCAAGCCATCCCGGTTTTCTGGAAGAAACATCATCGGATTATGGGGGTTGACCACGATAGATCTTGGTTCCGATTCGGGTGTTCCGTTCAATCCTCCTCCAATCGCCATGCCTGCAACATGCGGGTTTGCTTTCAAGTAGTCACTCATCCCGGATTGCATTGCGCTAACCACCGGGTATCCGTATGCAGTCTGCTGCGTAAGCTGAGGTGCAGGCGGGGTGGGCGGCAACTGCGTGGCCTTTTGAAATTGCGATGCAAATTGCTCCATTCCTACGTTTCTTCCAGATGATCCGGCAATCAGCGTCGTGTCCGGCTCGTATTTACTCATGTATATTCGCAACGCATCCATCCTCTGTTTGTCCTTCAGCATGAAATCTGAAGGAGTGAAGGTTGATCCATCCGCCGCCCACTTGCCACCGGGTGTCTCGGAATTGGAATAAATGCTCTGGTCGGAAAACGTCGAATGATTAGGACGCTTGTACATGTCAGTACCATGTCCACGACCATCCTTGGATACGTCTGCACCATTCAAATCTTTGAACTGTCGATAAAGATCGTAGTCATATCCGCTGTCTCGGGGAGCATTGCGAAACTTCCACGCATCAAACGCCGTGTCAGTTCCAGGACTAGGCATTGGAAGAGGCTTTAGGATTGATGCTAACGGTTCGCTCATGGGCTTCTGGTTGAAATGTTGTCTGTCTGTCTGGGGCGTGGCAACCTCAAAATCCCGCGCACGCCTTGGCGTTGGCGCTCTGCCGGTCCTGCGCCTTCGAGCGGGCTTTTACCCACGCGATGCTGCCGCTCGGCGCGGCGGCCACTTTCCGCGATGGCGCGTTGGCCGCGTGCATCCGGCCCAGCCCCATGCCGATGTAGGCGATGGCGTCCACAAAGTCGTCGTGCTTGCCCGCCGGGAACGACAGCATTTGCGCCCGTGCCGCCTCCCACCACGGCGCGAACGCCGGGAAGCGCACCTTGCCCATGCTCATCCGGCCACGGATGGATTGCGCCCGCGTCTGCTTGTCCTTCACCGGCACCACCTCGTCGATGGCGCAGTAGATTTGCTCCTCCTGCATCCGTTTGCGCAGGAACGGCGCGATGGACTTGGAGATGTGGCCGCGCTCCGCCCACCAGATCAGCGGCTTGTGCCGGTCCATCATATCGAGCATCGCGTCCACCACGTCGTCGGTCTGTGCCCGTCGCCACCACACGTCCGGCAGTATCCAGATCGTGCCCTGGTCGTCCACTCCCGCCGGTATCAGCACCGTCGGGTCGCGGTCTTGCGCCAGCGACACCGCGTGGTCACTCGCGCAGTAGTGGCGCAGGTTGCGCGGCAGCTCGGCGGGTTGGTAGGTCGCCAGCCAGTCCTTTTTGAAAAAGTCCCCGTCCTCGGGCGCCGGACGCCCCTGGTAGAGCGCCGAGAACCCGCGCGGGTTGAGCCTGCGCTGCGAGCTTAGAAACTCCTTGGTGATGCGCTCAGGCCACAGCGGCTCGTCCTTCTCGCGCCCCATCACATCGTTGTCCTCGGCCAGCGCCGGGAACGCGATGATTTTCCATTGCTTCGCCTCCTCCGCGTTGTAGCACGCGTTGGTAGGGTCGGTCAGACGCCCCACCAAGTCGTCCTCATGCCAGCGCGTCATAATGATGACCACCCGGCCCATGCCGCCCATCAAGCGCGTCATGGCAACGTCGGTGAACCAGCTCCAAAGTTTCCCGCGCATCGTCGCGCTGTCCGCGTCCTCGCGGTCCTTCACCGGATCGTCGATGAGCAACACGTCCGCGCCGCGCCCGGTTAACGCGCCACCGGCACCCACGAACACACCCAGCCCGCCCTGTTCTGTCTGCACCCGGTCTGACGCCGCTCCGCCCTTGCGCAGCGAGCACTCGGGAAACACCTGCTGGTAGGCCGGTGTCTGCATGTACGTGCGCACCTCCCGCCCGAAGTCTTCAGCCATCGTCGCGGAGTAGCTCGCCACGATCATCTGCCGGTACGGGTCGCGGCCCATGAACCACGCCGGAAACGCTTTCGAGGCAATCTGAGATTTCCCGTGCCTCGGTGGCAGCGTGATGATGAGCCGGGGCATGCGGCCCGCGTCCACTTCTTCCAGCGCCGCCGCCAGCACCTCGTGGTGCTTCGCCACGATGTAGCGCGATAGCCGCACGTCGTCTGGGTCGCGGGGGTCCGGCATCATTAGCCGCACGAACTCGATGAGCGAGTCTTGCGCCTTGCGGGCCGCCAGCAGCCGCCGCGTCGCCGTGAGTTGCAGTTCCGCCTGCTCCAGCGCCGTGAGGTCTTTTCGCTTCGATGCCATCGGCGTCAGGAGGTGATCTCAGTCAGCGTGAGCGTGGAGATGGGTTTGCCGTAGGTGGTGGCGTTGATACGGTTTTGATTGTCTACAACGTACATCTGCAACTTGTACGTGTGAGGCAAAGCGTCAGCTGGAAGCGCGTCGATGAAGTCGATGGTGACTGCTGTCTGAATAATTCCACCATTCGCCATGGCCGAACCAACGACGGTTGTGCATTCCGTTCCAAGGGTTCCTGTTGGAACCCCTACAGGAGTCCCATCCCGAACAATCCGAAGGCGCAAGTACGGCCAGCTTGATTGGCTTAAAAGAACATTGATTGCCGCCTGAACGCGGATTTTAGAAGTGGTTCGAAACCGGGTGATCGGAATGCTCAATCCTGGTATATCAACCCATGCGGTTAAAGTTAGCGTCTGGAAATAAGTGTCCAGCACGCTCTGCACCACCTGCACCGGGAACCCGGCAGGGAACGCCAGCGCGGCAATGCCCACAGCTCCCGCCGCCATCTTCTCCAAGGTCACCGCGCCTTCTCCCAGCTTCGCGGTGGTCACCGCTAGATCCGCCAGATTGTCTGTTGCCACCGCTGCCGCTCCCAGCTTGCCCGCCACCACCGCTCCGGCGGCCAGCGCGTTCGCCACCACCGCTCCGGTGCCAATCGAAGCGGCTACCACCGCCCCGGCTTGGATGCTCGATGTCTGCACCGAGCCGGTCGCCATCTTGCTGCTGTCAATGCTCGCGCCTGCAATCTTGTCAGAGGTGACCGCCAGCGCGGACAGCTTGGCCGTCGTCACTCCTAGGTCCGCCAGCTTGCCGGTGGTCACGCCCAGATCCGCCAGCTTCGCGCTCGCCACGGCCGCATCCGCCAGTTTGCCAGTCGTCACATTGCCGTCAATGATCGCCGCCGTACCCACCGAGTTGTTGGGGATCGTCACCACGTTGTTGATGAGCTGCGCGGAAACGCCGATCACCACCTCGATGTTGGCGGTTCCAGACGCCGGGGCCGTGACAAACGTCAGAATCGTTCCAGCCACCGTGTAGAGGCTCTTTTTCTGATACGCTCCCGCCACATGCACCAGCGTATTGGCCGCGTTCACCGGCGCTTTCGTCAGCGTGAACACCGTCTGCGTACCGGTTCCGCTGAGCGTGTTCACCACCAGCGTATCCGTCGCTGGCCGGTAGCCCATGATGGCCCACACACCGCTGGAAAAATCCCCGTCAAAGCTCACCGAACTGGTGTGTCCGATCCCGCACAGGTAAGGGTAGTTGTCCGCCGCCGAGATCACCAGGTCGCCCGTCTTGTAAGTCTGTCCTGCCGACCACGCCCCGCGATAGTTCGAGCCGATCGAAGAGAACGCCGCCAGCACGTCCGCAGACATGGCCAGAAACCCGACCACCCCGTTCTTCACCGCACCGTCGTCGCGCTGCAACTCCGCCAGTCGCGCCTGCGTCGCCAGCATGCTGGCCGCAAGGTTCGCAAACTCCGCGTCAAGCTCGCTTCCCGGCAAGCCAGTCGCCGTGTACGGCACTGCCGCCAGCGTGTGAAAATTGGCGGCGGGCGTGTAGGTTGGTGGGGCTTGGCTCATGGATATAGTGAAGTGAGAAATAGGTTAAGGCAGATGGTTATTTGAATCTAAGGTCATCGTCATCGCTCTCACACTTCAGAGTCCTCCACGCTAGCCACAGGACCAGCAGGATGAACAGCAGGCAGGTTACGCTTGGGAACGGGTGCATGGCTTCTTGGTGTGCTTATGGCGTGGTGAAGGCAGAGCAGTAACAACGCGATAGTGGCGGCGGTGCCTACGTCGTGGATCACTTGGACTGCCGATTGGTGAAAAACCCGAAGAGCGCCATGAGAAGACCCATGATGATGCCCTGAGGTGTGACGTTCGCTCCGGCGAATACCGGGGTGATGGCGCTTGCCACGCCGCCGATGATGCCGAGGGTGGTGGTGATTTTGTCGTTGTTTAGTGTCATGGTGTTTACTTGTTTGCTGTTTTTGGTTCTGAGAATAATCGGGTGCGGATGTCACCGACCATGATTTTGAGTTCGGCGGTGGAGATTACCTGCTGGGCCGCTCCTGCTTCGAGGCGGAGCACTCGATCTTTCCAGTCTGTGGGAGGCTGGTTAGCTAGTTTGGTATCGGTCGATGCAATGATAGCCGCATCGGCCATGTCGATGTGATTGGCGAGTTTCTCATGCGCTGAGTTATTCGCATTGACTGACGAATTGACCCATACCACGAATGGCACCAGCACCACTGCAATGAGTGGCAGCAAGATTAAGTTAATCTGCTCAAGGGCGGTGTTGAATGACTTCATCATGTGGTTTATTCGGTGAAAATGTGAGGATGGGCGATATTCAGTCCATCATTCGCTAGCGATGTATAAATGCCCACCAGCGTATTGTAGGTTTCCGTATCTCCAGCCGTTTCTGCTTCATGAATTTTCGTAAGCAATAGCAAGGTGGTTCCTTCAGGGGCTGACCATAGGGTCGCGCAGTTGACCTCAAACTCATTCGGAAATTTGGCTGTGGGTGCGGTAGGAAGCTCAGGCGGGGCAGGCGTCGGTGGGATCGACTGTTGCAATACGATTGCGGCATCCATCGACATCGGCATGGCATCGGGCAATGCAGCCCCCGCCACCGCAAAGCGTGGCAGCAAACAGAGCATTAGGAGAGTGTTTTTCATGGTGCGGATTTCCAAGCGTTGTAGCCAGCCACGCCCTTCACGAACATGATCGTGCCAATCCCGTTCATGGACGTTTCTGATTGTGTACTTTTCGCGGCCAGAGCTTTATTGTCGGCGTGCGTGACTGTGGCGGTGTAGTCGGGCCGAGGCAGATCCAATCCATGCGCTCCATCAATGCCCAGGTCAGCGAGCACATCATATAAACCCGCAAACAAGGGTTGATCCAATGCCGTTACCATAGGGGCCAATGCTGTGCGTATATTGTCCTCAGTACACGGCGATTCATCCGTAGCATGCTTGGCTTTCAGCGCATCCATTGCAAACAGCAACAGTCGGTTGCGCATTGCCGCATATGACGCAGCGGAAAATTCAGAGCTGGACATTAAGATCCAATCACCAGCCGTCATGTGGGCCTCGTATGGACCCGTCAGGCCGAGAATGGTTGAGTATTTGAATATAAAATACAGCTCGTTATACTGGACTTTGCGCAATGCCAGCAACTCAGCCATGCGCGGGACAATCTGCGGGAAATGCACTCTGGAATTACCCAGCATTGCTACTGTGTCACCGTCGAGTGGCGTCAACGTGGGTTTGGTCGCGATAGCATTGAAGATCGGAGCTAGTTCCGAGATGTCCTCAGATCGTTGCCACGGGTATTTCATGATCTTGCCCTCTCCATACATCACTGCCATCTCACCCTGTTCCGACCGAGTGGAAGTGTTAAGACGCTCCAGCCAACCAGCGCCCAGAGCGTTGGTGGTGGCAGTGTCGAACAGTCCGAGCTTTGCCACCGCCCGTTGTTTTAGCCCCGCATCAAACTCGCTATCGACTGCGGCTTGCAAGTTGGCACGGCGCAATAACAGGGGGGAGTAAAGGTTACCGGGGTCCACCGCAGATGCGATGTGACAGAGCAGGGCGGATAGGATGGTGGTTAAGATGCGGTGTTTCATGGTGTTAAAGTGATTCGGGTTGCGCGCCATTCGCGGGGGTACATGGTGTGCCACACCTCAGAGCCATTAGCGTTCTTTTCGGTAACACCACCCGCATCGACCAGTTGGTAAATCCAGATCAGAGATGGATTGCTCTGACGCATCCACACCGAAGCGTTAACGTTACCTCGGCTTGGTTGGAAGAGGATCGTGCGGCCCGGCGTATGTGTAGCACCATAAGAATAAGTCACCCACGACATCGGATGGGACGTGCTGGACATCATGTCTAACTTATAGCGTTTGAACTCACTTCCAGGCGTCGAGGTGGTTGCCAGAGGGTTGGATAGATACACCCACGGGTCTGGATCGTTGGTATTTGTGCCAGTGTTAGGGTTGGCAGCGTGCCCGGTGGTACACGTGTCATAGATGAATACACCGGCTGTCGCAAAATTGTTCACGCTCGCACGGATCTGTACGTCCTGATAACCGGGAGGCACTTGGATTTCAAACACGGGATAGAGCAAATCGTTCGGCGTGAAAACTTCAGATTCCCGAGACAGGCCTCCCAGGCGGCTGCCATAAACCATCAAGGATAGCGCCGAAATGAGGATGAATGTAAATGTGGCGAGTTTTAGTTTCATTAGCTGATGGATCTGGTTTTGAAAGCGTTGATAAGAGTGTCTAAAACGTGTATAACATCGTCAATGGAGGCGGTGGCTGGGTCGAACGTCAGCGTGCTTACGGCGGCGGTGGTGGCGGCTATAAAGGCGGAGGCACTTCTCCTCACCGCCACCAACACGTTCGGTGCCGCAGCCACCCCGCTCGTCGTACTCGCCGAGGTGCAGCCCGCGTTCGTCACAGATCCCAAGGCCAGCACAATGTTCAGCGTGGTGTCATTCGCCACTCCAGGGGCCAACGTCGTCAGCGTTATCACAGCGTCGCTCGGATGGCCGACAGCAAAAAAGCCAGCCATCTCAGCACTCGCATTCAACTGCTGGAAAATACGGTCCATCCACTGCGCCTGCGTCATCCCCTTGTCCAGCATTACGTTGAACACCTTCGCCGGGCTGAACAACGCACTCGTCACCGTCACACTCACCACCCCACCAACCCCAATCGGCGTCGATCCAGACGCCGTGAGCGTACTCACCTGACACGTCCCAGCCTGCACCGTCGATCCCCCCATCCGCACCCGCATCTTGCACGGTGCCAAATCGAAGTTAGCCTCGCCGCCTGCACTCAACACAACCGCCGCATCCAAGCTGTTCTTGATCGGCAACCACACCACCCCACCATCAATGCTGAACTCCAAATTCAACACCCCTCCCGTAAACGACCCTGACGCAAAAAATGTCCCGCTCCCACCCATCCAGTCGGCAATCCCAGTGCTGCCATTCGTAATAACCTGCTCCTTGATGGTCTGCATTTGCTCAGGAGCATGCCCACCAAGACCCTCCATACAAACCATTTTTGCCAAATTCGTCCGCCAGACAGACATCGCCACTCCCACATCCCACACCCACCAAAAGTTTTCATTTTTACCAAAATTTAGTAGGGGCGGGCGATAGGATGCCGGGGCCCCGCGTCCGGGGGGGTGCCGGGGTCCGCTGTCTGCGGGTCGGGTCGGGGTGCCGGGTCGGTGTGTGCCTGCTGCCTGCCGCTGCCGCCGTCATGCTGCCGCTGGTGCTGCCTGTCTGCCGCGGTGCTGCCGCTGGTGCAGTCAGATCGAGCTGAAGCATGCTGTCAAGATGCGTTTTTAGGGTTACAACTTGTGACAATACACATAATGCGGAATCGGTTTTTTGCGCTGTGGCCCTACAGCCGTATAGAAAACCGCTTAAAAAAGCCTAACTGAAACTGTAATTGGATGGCGTTTTGCCATCTAACAGCGAAAAAACCTGTTAGTAACCGCACCCGCCGCTGTCTGCGCCGTCTGTCTGCGGGTACGCCTCGGCGTCGATGGCGGAAAGCCGATCCACCTCCGCAATCGACTTTATCACCAGCCTCTCCAGGTCGGCGGCGGTGAGCTGCGACGGCGAGCGCTCACTGTCGTCGCCGGCCCGCAGCGCCAGGCGGCGGCTCTCGATGCCATGCCCGCCCGCCTCTAGCACCCAGCGGCTAGCCGCAAACTTGGCCGCAGCCGGGGCCGTGTCTGAGTCGATGATCGACTCCAGGCATCGCAGTGCCTTATGGGCCAGCCCGCCGCATAGTATGCGCTCCCGCTCGGTGTGCGCCGCCCGCTGCACCTCGGGCAATGCCAGCGTGCGGCGAGCGGTAACCGCCAGAGCGTTTGGCGAGCCGTGAGCATATCCGGCGGCGCGAGCGGCGGCAGACTGCCCCATACCGTTTGCGATGTTGCGCGCAAAATCTCGCTGCTTATGTGTGAGGGCCATATGTGCGGAGGCTGGCGCGGTCTGCGGAGGCTGGCGAGCAAAAAAGCGCGTCGGGGACTACGGGGGCTAGTTTGGATGTTTGCGGGCAAATTGTGTGCGCCGCTAGTTACGGGGGGTAACGGGGGCATGTTGGCCGGTTTGCTGGCGCTGATTTTGCGGGCTGTCTGGCGGCTGTCTGCCGTGTGCTAGCTCTATTTTTATACTTTTTATCTCTAAGATATAACTTGCCCCCGTTACCCCCCGTGACGCCGGAGCGTACGGGGGCATATTTGGCTATTTTCTGAAATTATTTTTTTGCACGTTGCTGGTTGGATTGCAACGAGTTGCATCAAATCTCACGACGGCGCGTAATAAATATCTTGCGCATTGTCTGCAATCGCCTATTTTTTGCCCGTCGCCATTCCGCGCCGCCAACAACACCGAAAAATGAGCACTATAATCGCCGAAACACTACCCCCGCGCGGCATGGCCGCTATCGACTCCAGCAACCGGGGCCTGGTCCGAAAATGGCTAACGGGGCGAGGCATGGCCTATGCCGATGTCTGCAACCTCACCGTGGCGCAGCTTAGCGGAGCGTATAACGACACCTCAGACGGCGAGTTTGACGCCCTGGTGGCGCTGTCTGCCATGGCGGCACCTGTCCGCATTGCACCCGCCACCGCCCCCGCCACTGCCCCCGCAACGGACGCGGCGGCCGCCATGGCGGCCGCCATGCAGGCGATGCTGGACAGCATGGCGGCACCTGCCGCCATGCTCGACGAGGGCCGCGTCATTGATCTCATCGCCCAGCATGCGCCGCAGTCGCCGCAGTGCACTCTATACATAGAGGGCGCGCCGCCGACGCGCCGGGAGTTGCCCGCTGGCATGCGCCGCACGACAACAATCATGCTGCCCGAGGAGTACTAATCCCTAACCTGCAACCACCATGCAACACCCATACATCATCAGCACGCGCCGCGCACAGGGGCTGTCAATGAGCCTCAACCGCCGCCGCCGCCATGGCAGCCACCGCGCCGCGCTGGCGCTGGTGGCTAGTTTACTGACCGCGTTAATTGCCACTTGCGTTGTCATGACGACGCGCTAATCGCATCCCCCCCCAACCCCCACCTCCCGGCATGCCTCACCGCGTGCCGGGGTTTTTGTGTGTTATGGCAATAGAGCGCAATTTCGCGCCCTACGAAAAATAATCGTAAATGGTTGTGGACATCTACGAAAAAAAGCCGTAGGGTTTACGCATGTCCAACACCGAACAACTCGCCGCCATCCGCAACCTCGCCAACGAAATCCTTGGTCTTATCGACTCCAAGCCAATCAGTCCGCTGATGCCATGGATGATCGAGAGCACGCCAGAAGAGCACGCTGCGACTATCGCCAGCCACTGCGCGAAATTGGCGGCGGAGATCGTCAGCATGGTTATCGACCGTCCAACCACCATTGACCCAGCCTAACCCGTGAAACTCAAACCAATCAGCAATGTCGCTAAGTGGCTTCGCGGATCGCTTCCGCTCCCAGCGGGGGCGATACCCCTCGCTCAAGAGGGTGTATCTGGGCATGTCTGCCTCGGTCCTAACGGTAGGTGGTGGCTCTGGATGGGCGGCGTCACATCGTCCATGCCACCCGAGACACAGCGCGCCGTCATGGAGGTTATCATTGCTCAACTCGGCGGCACCGCTGCGGCTGTCGCTGACAGGCTGGCCATCTCCGCGCGCACTGTCGAGGCGTGGCGATCCGGCAAGGCACCATTGCCCCCCAAGGCTGCATACCTGATAGCCGAGCAACTGGCAGCCCAATAATAGCCATAACCAGACCCTGGAGCTAACCGCATTCGCGGGCAGCTCCGGGGTTTTATTTTGCTCAGTGGCGCTCATTGCGGTAGCTCAGGGTTGACGTTCGGCAGATAAACAACATTGCGGTCACGGGCGTAGATAGCACCGCTGCCGCCAAGCTGCCGCCAAGCTGCCGCTGTCCGCAGACACGCCCCGACCGCCCCGACCGCCCCGACCGCCCCGACCGCCCCGACCGCCGGCACGATTCGGCGCTATTGAAAAAGACGATTCGGCGCTAATGTTTTTGTTGACTGGCTACGCGCTTCGGCGTACTATTCGGCGCTAATGAAAATCACAATCGACCACCCAGCCAGCTCCTACGGCGTCCCCGTCATGCTCGACGACGACGGCAGCGTGCTGCCCTACGCCAAAGGCATCCGCATGATACGCAAGCGCTTGCGCCTCTCAACCAGTGATCTCGGCGCTATGTGTGGAGTGTCTGCCCGCACGATTGAGCAGTGGGAGTACAAGCGGCTGCCGCATGCAGCCGCTCTTAACGTCATGTCAACCATGCCAATCAATACGTTCGTTCCGCGTCCTGTGAAGTCCACAAAGAAGCGGAAATCCAGTAGCGATTGATCTTGCGATCCGAGTCGAACACGCCAGCGGACACGCGGCCACGGTCCTGCTTGGCCAGTCGCGCCAGTGCCGACCCGCAGGCACCCGACCACGTGAACATGCTCCGCGCTTGGTCGCGGACAGGTGAGCCGTTATCCATCAAGCGCGTCTCAATCTCCAGAGCGGTGAACGAGCGGGGCAGGTCGTGCCAGATGCCAGCGTGCTGCACTGCGGTTGCAATCAGATCATCCAGGCGACGGGCGGGCGAGTTGGCGTCCACAGCGTCCACCAGATCGGGGTCGCGCCATGCCAGCACGCCAGAGCGTGAGTCGCGCAGATGCTCGGGAGTCACCCAGCCGTCCAGGTCGTGCGCCAGGGCTGGCAGCTCGCGGCGCAGTGCCGCTTGCAGTTCGTTGCGCCCCTCCGGCGCGGACGTGTCGATGGGCAGCGTGATCGGGTTGAAATGCAGCAGAATCACCTTGTCTGACATGTCTGCGTCCAGAGGCGGGATGATTTGGAGTGCCTCGGGCGTGTCGTTGCAGCACACCATGCACGCCCATACAGGCCGCACGCTGATGCTCGACGCGTGGCGCTTGCGAAGCTGCACCGCCTGCGGGTACATCGCCTCCTTGAACGCCGCACCGAACAGACGCCGCGCACGGATGTCTGTCTGCGCTTGGCAATCGTCCACCACCAGCATCTCGGAGCCGATCAGGTCGTCGTTCCACAGCATGCCGCCGCTCCAGGCGGCGTAGGGGTTGGCAGAGCGCCCGCCAAGCACCTGCGTAGTAATCCATGCCAGCAAGCTCTTGCCGCTATTGACCTCACCGGCCAGCACCAGCATGGGCGAGGGGATGTGCGTGTGGCCGCGTACCGCCTTATAGCGACCAGACAGCCACGCCATATAGACTTCCAGCGCCGTGACGTTCGCAAACGCTTGGTTTAGCAAGCTCTCGATCAGCGGGTACTCGCCCTTGAACGGGCATGGTGGCTTGGCCTCGGACGTGATGAGGATGGGCAGCCCGTTGCTGTCCGCAGACATGCCTTGAGCGTGGCCGGCGATGTTGCCGCTCCACTGGATGCCGCCGTCAAGCTGCCGGTCCGCGATGGACGCCTTGGTTGCCCGCATCAGTTCTTTTGGGTCGGGGAATTGGTCTGCCAGATGTCTGGCAACGCCGGTCACTACAGGCGCGGCGGCCGAGTAGATGAAGAAGGCGTTTTTAATCCTCACCAAATACTTGGCGGCGGGGCCGTCGTAGAACACGTCGGCGGGATCAAACGACTGCATGGTGGATTTGCCGACCGGGTGCAGGATGGCCGCCACATCCGAGTCAGCCTTCCAGTTTGGGTTGTCTGCGAACGGCTTGGAAAACGCGCTGCGTGCCGCGTCCACCGCCTCGGTGGGTTGCAGGGGGCGGCGCAGGCTGCCATCGTATGACTTCAGGCGCTCCACCGTGTCAGCCTCGCTCATATCCTCGATGCGGCACCACCACGCGGCGTCCATCAGCCAGGTGTGGATGCCGTTGGCTGGCGGTTGCGGGAACTCACCATGCTGGCGGCTCAGGATGATCTTGCCATTGATCTTGATGCGCCCCTTGCCCGCGCCCTTGGGCTTGGCTGCCACCGCAGCGGCAGGCAACTCAGGCTCGGCGTCTGCCACAGGCTCGAACAATGCCTCGCGCTCCAGGTCGATCCACGCTCCGGGATCGTGGCTCACGAAGCACAGGCGGCCAGGGTCCTTGCACGCCTCGTCGATGACGAGGTTGTGGCCTCGGAAAAAGTTGCGGGCGGCGATGAACGCGCCCAGGTGCGTCGCGCTGTCTGCCGGGATGCGGGCGATGCCCTTGACGCCGTGGCCGGACGGCGACACAAACGCCGCCACAATGCGCGGTTCGGCTTGGAGTATCTCGACGATCTCATCGACAGACCAGCCGATGTTGTCGCAGGCGTCGAAGTCGAGTTGCAGGAAACCGCTGTGCGTGAAGCGCCCCTCAGCCACCGCCTTGCCGCGCTTGCCATCGCAGCAGCCGCTGATGCTCACAGCGGGCAGGTTGCGCTTGGCTAGGCTGTAGCCATCGTCGTCGCCAGCAGACAGCGCCAGACGCAGCTTGGTGATCTTCTCATCGAACTCCCCGGAGCGGACGCCCTCGATCATGTCGGATAGAGTGAGCGTGGCTTCCGCCACGGGGGATGTGGCAGACTTATAGTAGTCGATCTGTGGGCTTGGATGGGTCATGGTCATGGGGTGTTCTTGGCTTGGAGTTGTAGCGTGTGGATCATGCGTTTCAGAAATTCAATATAGAGAATCAGATCGGCTCGGTTCATTTTGTGTGGTGACTTCATGTGTTTGGGAAACTTGTTTGCCTGCCATGCGTTGCAGGGCGTGGACGGCGTGGAGCAAGCCCGTCTGCGTGTCGCTCTTGTCTCGCAGCGCCTCGGCCACCGCGTCGTCGATGGTGCCAGCGGCGATCAGACGGTAGATGATCGTCTCCGCAGCCTGGCCGGTGCGGATCAGTCTAGCGTTGGTCTGTAGGTACGTCTCGTTAGAGTAGGTCAGGCTCATCCACACCGCGATGCGGCAGGATTTTTGCAGCCCGTCGATGCCGTGGGATAGCGACCGCGCGTCAGCCACCCAGGTATGTATCTCACCGCGCTGAAACTCGGCCATGTCGCGCTCGTCGAACATGCGGGCACCGGGGATGGCAGCCAGAACGCGGGCGCTCTCATGTTTGAACGCGCACAGCACCAGCATCGGCTCGCGGCCATGCTTGGCCCGCAGCTTTTCCAGCGCGGCCACCTTGGCGTCATGCACCGGCAGGATGTTGCGGTCCTCGTCGTAAACCGCGCCGCTGGTTAGCTGTAGCAGCTTAGCGCAGAGTGTGGCGGCGGTCAGTGCGACCACCTCGCCGGAGGTATCAATTGATACCAGCAATTCCTTTTCCAACGTCTTGTACTGGCGCTTTGCGTCCGGCGGCAGGACGATTGGAACGTCCACCACCGATGACGCGGGCATGTCGTTGTCCTCGCCCAGCAGCACCAGACAGACATCAGACAACGCTGCGTCGATCTCCTCCTTGCAGCCCTTGCGCAGCTTGTAGGAGTATCCCATGTAGTCGGCTTGATGAAAATAGGCGTCCTTGTAGCCGGTGAACGTCTTGCCCAGCCGCTCTCCGTCGTCGAGCAGGCGGGCTTGCGCGAACAAGTCGAGGTAGTCGTTAGGCACCGGCGTGCCGGTCAGCCCCCACCTGCGGGCGAACTTGGGCAGATGCTTGCGCAGCGCCTTGAACCGCTTGGACGCATGGTTTTTTGCTAGGCTCAACTCGTCGATGACCAACGTGTCCACCGGGCAGTGCGCGGAGCGTGGCGGAAACATATCTGGAAGACGGTTAGGCAGCATCTCCGAGTTGATTAGATAGATGTCCGCGCTGCCGTCGTGCCATGCCTGCATGCCCTCCGCCGTGCGCAGGTGGGCTACCCGCATCCATGCGCTGTGCGTCCATCGCGCCACTTGGGCAGGCCATGTGATCGAGCAGACACGCAACGGGGCAACGATGAGCGCCGCCTTGAACTGTCCGCAGACGGCTAGCGTGTCAATCGCCGCCAGCGTCACCACCGTCTTACCCTTGCCCGGTGGCACGAACAAGGCCGCACGCTCACGATCAACCAGATGGCCGATCATCGCCGGTTGATAAGGGAATGGGTGGAATGTCTCAGGCATGATTAAAGAATGGTGAAGACAGCAGCACGCCCTGCCGCGATTGAGTCCACGGACACAGCCGGGATGTCCTGCTTACACAGGTCGTTCATCCACTTTTTTTGCAGAGCGGTGGGCTCCTTGCCCGGGGCCTTGAACTCGATGAATATTACCCTTCCTTTGCAGATGAACATCCGGTCTGGCACTCCCCGGTGGCCGGGTGTCGCGTTCTTGATAGATATGCAGCCGTTGGCGCGAGCGTAGTCGCAGACAGCTTTCTCGATGGTGGATTCCCTCATGGCTTGGATGCTTCCTTGGATGGTTCAATAAAACTGTTGTCCCCAAGAATTGGACGCGCCATCAGCACGCCGTGGAACGTCTCATATTCCATGCCGTCTTGGGTCGGCCCTGGGCATTCGCATTCTTCGCAGTAGTCCAGCCCGCAGAGTGAGCAGACTTCGCCAAGCTCCCCGGTTTCCTCGTCGTAGCCGTCGCAGTCTGCCGCGAAGCTCACGCGCCGCCATCCGGTATCACCGCCCCATTGCAGAGCCATCGCGTCCGCGATTCCCTGATACGTCTTGGAGCGTTCGCGCCAGCGGTCAGGCGACGGTGTGAGCTTGTTCTGGCCGTTGTCGCATTGATTCGCCCAGCGTGGCTTTCCGTCCACCATCCGGGGCGGGACGTTTGCGGTTGGCCGGAGTTTCGGCAGACCTTTCAGCCATAGCCCGGTGGTCTTGCTCGCATCGTCCCCGAACTGGTGCGGGTGGACGTATTGACAGGCTTTGCGGATGTTGCTGGAGATCGCGCCCACGGGGTTCTCAATGGCAATGCGCGGGCAGTCCGCATCCATGAACAGGCGCACGAAGTCCAGAGCCTCGGCTTGCGCCTTCCGGCGATCCTCGCCCACCAGTGTTCCCTGTTTCACTTTCTGGTGATACCCCACACCGGGGAATTTGTCATAGTCCGGGTCACTGAATGCCCATGCTGCCGCTACGTTCAGATAGGTGCATGGCGGGTGAGCGATGATTAGATCCCATCCGTTGCCGAGAATGTCCCGAACGTCGCCCGTGTAGTGGTCGCCGGGTGTTTCGGTTTCCAGCATATCGCAGGACGTGGCGACGTGTCCCAGGGCGTTGAAGGCATCCCGGACGGTTCCCGATGACTCGCAAGCCACAAGAACACGAAGAGGGACAACAAGACGCTGCATGGAATGCCGAGGAGCATCCTGCGCGAGTTCGAGCGTTAATTGGTCGGCATCCATGAGCTTATGCGTTCGCCGGGAAATCACGGACCTCCATGATGCGGCTTGTTTTGATTCCTCCGTGGACGGGAATCATTCGGACGTTGCAAAGGGCGTCCTCAACTTCTCTGCGAACATTTTTCGACAACGATTCCAAGTCGAGCGTCCTAAACGCTAGCGTCTTTTCGAGTCGCTGGACGTATCGCTCTAACCCTGCAATCTTTCTATCTCGTTGATCCAGACGGCGAACAAGTCGCTGGACCACAACGCCATGACTGGCGCTGTTTTGGGGTGGGGGTTCGTTGGTTTCAGTCATGGCGTGGGTCAGCTTGAGCGTTCGGCAGAAAAGAATCACAACATCCAGTGGCTTCCACATCGCCCCATGCTTCGGGAGAATTATCGTTCGTGCATCGGAGTTGGTCGTATCGACCTTCCAGCGGCATGGACCATCGGCAGTTCGCGCATTGTTTCTTGATCGGATGCAGAGCAGAGCATGCGATTTGCGATGCGTGCTTGAGTGTTTTGATTTCACGACTTCCTTCGCCAGATCCGCGTTGCATGATGCACTGAGCACTAATATCTTGTAGCGCGGTCCTATATTGATTGCGCTCGACCATCACCGACATCAGTTCGTTTTGCAGGTCTGATATGATTGATTTCCAGTCATCCGAAGATGCCGAACAAGACGCAGCATCTGACGGGCTTTCACTTTGTTGTTTCGTTTTCATGACTGTTTATTGGTGCGCGGCTGCGCTTTGGCGTTCGCCTCAAAATATTTTCTTCCATTAGCGGTGATTTTCACCTTGTCCCCAGCCCATTTGCCAAAACACACTTCTGCAAAGATCGGCGGGGTCTGTGTGTTTGCATATTGCTTCCATGATCGTTTCAGTTGCGGAGATTCCACCGGGGGCAGAGGGCGAGCTACTTCCGGCTCGCTCATCCGTTCCACCCCCAGCGGAAAAAGGTTAGCGGCTCGATACCACCGGCTTCTTAAACACCCGCAGGCCAATGCGTTCACCGGCGGCCACAATATCTCGACCATGCTCGTCAGCGTCGCGCAGCCAGGTGAGGATGGCCATCCGCGACGGGATGATCGTCACCAAGTCGCGGCGGGTGTCTGCCAGCTTGTCTGTATCGTCCACCTCAAAGTCGATGGCGAAGCGCACGCCGTTGGGCGATGCCAGCTCTGCCACGCTGGCGCTTGCAGCCATGCGCTCGTCCAGCGCCGTCTGTCGCGCCTTGGCCGCAGCGATGGCCGCCAGCGTGTCAGACAGCTTACTGCTATCCGCCGCGGCTGCCGCAGCCTGCTCTGCCGCCACCCGCGCCGCCTGTGCCACCTCAAACGCAGCCCGCTCCACCGCCAGCGCCGCTGCCTGCTCTGCGGCCACCGACTCTGCGTGGTCGCCCACTAGCCTGTGAATGCGTTCTTCCTCGGCCTTGATGCCAGCCACAAACTCAGCGGCGGTCGCATCTATGAGCTTGCCTATCCGATTGACCGGCTCCTTCACCATCTTGCGGCATTTTTCAACCTCGATGCGCATCTGGCCAAGCGTGCGCGATACGTGTTGTGCGTCCGCGCTATCGTCGTTTGTCGCCACGCCCGTCACACTGGCTGCCAGCACCAGCATCGAGGCTTTACGTTTCTCCGCGTCGGGTGAGATGGTTAGCGAGTAACCGTTGCCTTGTAGAATCAGGGATTCTGTGTCTGTGTTCATGGTATTAAATTGGTTCGTGGTATATGTTTTCGTCGTGGCTGTCGTGGTCGGGATCTATGGGTTCATCTTGGAAAAAATCCGCGCAGGTCGGTGCGCAAGTGGCCGCTGCAGACGCACGCCCCTCGGCGGAGCAGTCGGCAGCGTTGGCGGTAGCATGTATCACAGTGGTCAGGGTGGCAGGGGTGTTCGCGGGCGGCTCTGGCTAGGGTAGCCAGCCGCTCGCGCAAAGTCAGAACGGTTGATCTGATAGGGCCGCAGGATGCTCCCACAGCAGCCACGGCAGACGGTGGAGCAGCAGCGGCTGCAACCCCTCCCGAGTCGGCCGCGCCGCCAGCCAGCAGGTCTCCGGGTCTACCGGGTCGCGCATCAGGCACAAATCCGTCTCGAAGCTGTTCATTGCCTGGTGCCACGTCGCCACCTCCGCGCTCGCGCCCACCGGCAGCATCGGCAGCGCCTCGCCAGCCGTGCGCGACAGGCTGCGGTTCTCCGCCGGCAGCGATCGGGCAGTCTCGTCGGGAGAGGGTCTGTCTGTCAGCACCACTCCCGCAGACGGCTTTCCCGGCAGTGCGGCAGCGGCGGCTTTCTTCTTTGCGGCGATGATTTCAGCGATGGTGGCCATGTCGTTATTTCTCTCACCCACAATGCCCCACCCCGAGAAACTCAGGGTGAGGCGCTTCGATTAACCCTTGGGGTAAATCAAAACTTAATGTCATCCTCGCCACCGGCCAGCAGCGCAGCCACTTCTTTGAGAGCAGCGATAAGAGCGGCGTCCTCCGTGTTGCCCGCCGCGATGGCGTTTGGCAGCCACTTCTCGATCAGTGCGACAACGCCCGCCTGGTCAGTCTCTCCGATCTCGTCGAGCGTCTTGCCCTTGTAGCGGCCCACATGCACCACCACGCTGCCCCAATCCAGAACCGCAGCAGACTGAGTCTTGCTGGCTGTGACGCTTTGTGGCGCGTCGTCGTCATCCTGCACCGCGTCGTCGCGGTCCTTGATGCGCTTGTATTTTCCAGACGGCTTCAGCGCCACCTTGTCTGGCTTCATCGTCGAGATGTTAGCGTATGTCTGATCGTCCTTGTGAGCGTGCACCACCTCGATCTTCAAGCCCATGCCGATGAGTGTCTCGGTGTCGAACTCCGCCAGCTCCGCCGACGTAAGCTCGCGGCCCATCATCTTTTTCAAGTCCTTGCGGATCGCGCTCTTCACGTCCAGCGATGGCGTGTAGCCACGCGTCCAGATGCAGTAGCGGCGGTTCTCGTTCTCCTCGTCAGTCACCTCCGTCTCGATCACCAACCGGAATTCCTCCTTCTCACCGAAGGCCGTCATGCGCTTTTTCAGCGGCGTAATATCGACGATGACAGCACGGATGTAGTCTTCAGTTTCGGGATGCGATTTGAATGCCCCGCCTTTTTTTTCACTTAGTTTCATTGTTGTTGTTGTTGTTGTTAGAAAAATCGGATCACGCAGTACACCTCCGCGATGATGCTTGCGATGGCAGCCACGGCCAGCGCCCACGCCACCACAAAATCGCGGTAGAGTCCGCGCACCTTGCGGCGCGCCGGGAAGACGTAGATGATCGGCAGGAAATGTTTCATCGTGGCGTGCGGGTTTTTAGATGTACAGACCCCACCCGGCGGGCAGCTTCCAACAAGTCACCGCAGCGTATCCAAACGCTGTCGGTGCCGCGCAGGCTCGCCGCCATTGACTCCAGCATGCCGCGTTCCTCCACCGGATGAATGCCCGTCGTGATCGCCCGGTAGCCCGTGTCGATCGCCTCTTGTTGTGTGATGATTCTCATTGCAGTTGTTTAGTTAGAACGAAGATGATTACCGCCAGCACGCAGTCCACCGCCACCACGACAGACAGACACAGCATGATGACATCCCTCACAGGTCCACCTCCACCCGGTCCATGTCCGCATTGTGCAGCTCGTTCAGTCTGGTTCTGTACTGCACCCGGCAGACCGGGCAGACGCCTTCCAGCCAGCCGTCTTCTACGGCTTGGTCGGCGATGGCCATTTCTATCTCCGCAGACAAGTCCAGCAGGTTGCCCGTCACTGGTTCGTCCACGATGATTTTGTGATACTGTCCGCAGAAGCGGCACGCGCGATCGGCGGAGATGATTGCTGTGTAGGTCATGGGTCCGGTTGGTTGGATCAATCCCGGCGGCGCTGGATAAACTCCGCCACATCGCAGGCCCGGTAGCGGATCACGCTTCCAGGCACGATGGTCACTCGCGGCAAATCCGCCTTGATTGACTCCAGTGCCTTCTGGTTCATGTTGAGCAACCCGCACACCTGCACCACCGTCAGCAGTTGCAGGTCGGCGGCAAAGCGCGTGATGAGCTGGGCTACCAACTCGGCGCGGGCCGAGTCGATCAACTCCGCCATCTGGGTAGGGGTCAGGGTGATGTTCATTGCATTTGCGCGAGCAAGAGATTCTGAATTGCACGGGCAGCGAAATTGGAATAACTCTCGCCGTTTTTCTGCGCCTCTTTCTGCGCCAATTTGTAAAGTGCCAAAGGAATGTTAACCTTCGTCACCTCTTTTGTCTTGCCCGTCGCGGGTCGTCCCGGTCGTTGTTTGGTTGGTGTATTACTGCTCACGGGCCGAAGCTGGCCATTAAAACGGGCAACGTAAAGATATTTTAACTACCTGTAATAAAACGGGCCAATTTAATTCTTGCTTTCTATTAGGTATCAGGCAAAATAGCCCTGAAAATAAACGAACCAAATGAAAACTAACGAAAACGCTCCCCCCAAAACTCGATCCAGAGGCCGTCCCAAGATGGAAGAGAACGAAAAAACCAAGTCCACCGGCGTCTCATTCACACCGGTTTTGCAGGCGATGGTCGTCGAAGAGGCCCAACGCCGTGGCATCAGCATGTCAGCCTTGGTCATTGTAGCCATCCGCGAGGAACTCGCCCGCGCCTACATGCGCCGTCTCGACCCTAACAGTGACTCCGACGCGGTGGACACCGAGAGTACCGATCCAAAAAAAACTGCGCTAGCCGCGCTAAAAGCTCCTTATCCGATGCGAAAGGCAAGGTGATCGCCTTGTTTTCCAACCGCCAGCTTGTCCTCAACCTCTAATCCCCCATCGCCGCGATCCTCGCCTTCATGGGGCAAACCTTCGATCTGTGGGACACGCTAGGTATTTTC